GATTGATCGGAAAACTTTTCAGCTACATTTAAAATTGTTTTGTAAACGTAACGCTCTTTAAGAAATCTTTCTGTGTTGGATATTAATTCGTCTTTATTAAAGTTGTTGTCAATTCCACTTAACTTTGTTTTAATTTCAGTCAAAGCCTTCTTATCCTCTTCTGAAGTAAGACGAGTTTTAATTTCTGCTAACGAAGGAACAGAACCTCTTTCATTAAAAAACTGAGTGAGTTTTTGTATTACTCTTCCTATGTTTTTATCATTAAAAAATGACGGATCAATGTAGGAAATAATTGAACTCAAATACTCTGGATTAGTAAAAGCATTGTACAAAAGGATCGTCTCAAAATAATCCAAATCTAATTTTATAGGAGCTTGTTTACTCATTCTTTATCTTTATCTTTAACATCTTCCGCTTCGGATGCTCCATAACGAAGTTCTTCGCTAAGCTTTTTTTCTAGAATTGGACAAACCTTTTCCCAAAAAACAGAATCTTTCTCGACGTTTTTACGGTAACCAACACTCTCTCCTTCAAATTGATAAGTCTTTCCATTCTGTTGAATTACCCCTAATGCTAAAGCTAGATCAAACAAACCAGTATTCGCGTCTAGACCTGTTTTAAAATTCAAATACAACTCTGTTTTCAAAAATGGAGGCACTATGCGGTTTTTAACCGTCATTGCGCTCATTGTCACTCCGGACACATTATTGGCGATAGCAATAGACTTCTCATCTGGGTTTTCGGAAACCTTTTCATTGCGAGTTGCAAGTTGAACCAACACAGATGCAAGATAAATTGGTCCCTTGCCTCCAGCTTGATTCTTAATCAAAGATGGAAACATTTCCATTCCTTCATAAATGTGATTTGAAAACAAAATTGGAACTCCTGCTTTTGCTGCCTTGTAGGTAATTGATCTCATCATGCTTTTTGTGGCCTTTGCTCTCTGACCAACGTCTGCTGCATCTTTACCTTTACGAGCATCTTCAATTTCTTTAGAGGATGCTAAATTGCCCAACGAATCAATTGAAATAATAAACTTCAAATCAGGATCATTCGCTGCAATAACATTATCCAAAAAAGTAGAGATTTGATTTCTACATTCTTCAATCGTCTCGACAGGGTAGTACTTTGTTTTCTTTAAATCCATTCCTACATTCTTTGCGCTCTGTTTATCAACAGCTACTTCAGAATCCCAAATAACAGCTATATATCCTTTCTTTTGGGCATTAGCCAACACCTTATTAATAATAAGGGTTTTGCCTGCTCCAGAAGGGCCTGCAAATCCAGTAATACGTCCAACGGGAATCCCCTTGTGTAAGGATCCAGAAATAATAGCATTTAGCGCCTTGGATCCAGTATCTATCCAATCAGAAGGAGTTGATATTGTTGAGTCGTCAAGCATTCCGCCATCGGGATTTAATTTATCTACATCACCAAAGATTTCTTTTAAGTTACTCATTTCGTCAAGTCTACTTTGCTTTAAAATAATTTCAACAGGAAACAAAAAAAGGGGGCCGAAGCCCCCTTAAAGGTTTGTTTATTTGTTCTCTTCCTCTTCATCAAAGAGCTTTACCACCTTTGGTTCTTCTTGAGGAGAAGAAATTCCAAACAATTGTCTGTATTGAAGAACAAATTGAGGATTAAACTCAAACGGTTCGCAAGTTGTAATCTTGTCTTTATTATAGACCCAAACAGTCGGAGCTGATTGATTGGCCAAAAATTCTTTAAAAAATAGTGGCAAAATTTGCAACTGCAATTGATTAGTTTGAGGATTAGCTTGAACGGCTACTAAAGCTGGGTTTTTAACAGAAATTGTAGCATCAGTTTCAGCTACAACATCTCCAACGATTGTTCTGCCAATTGTGTCAAGGAATGTGATTGGTTGTGTATTGTTCATATTTTTTTCCTCTTTACCTTAGAAGATTTTTTTGTTAATTCAACAGGAATTATTAAATGTTGTAAAACCTTTTCTCCTTTAGTTGTAAGCAGTATTCTATCATCAGATGATAACCATACCAGACCATATACTTCTAACAAATAAATAAAATCTCCAGCAACCTCATCAACAATACAATCAATTAAAGAAGTATCTTCATCAATTATGCTTTTCAATGTAAGATATAAATCTTCATAAGAAAGTTGTTGAAACAGCTGCTCTGAGCCATACATAAAGTTATTTATTCCTCAGAAAACAAATCAAATAAATCTGTTTGAACTTCTTTACCTATGACTGGAAGTTGCCAACCAATAGCTTCATATAACCTTTCTGTTGGTTGAGAAACTAATTTGCTAAACATGCGATCAAAGTCAATTTTTAATAAAAACTCGTCAGGAAGAGTGGCTGGATATGATATTGCATCAATCCCGTATTTGTTTTTAGAACAATATAATTTTTTAACTTTTTGTCCTGTTTGGATTGCTTCATAACGGTCGTCAAGTTTTAGTTCTTTAATTAGTAAATTGTATGCAATTGCTCCTTTTACGTGAGATGGTGTTCCTTTTTTATATTTGTATAAGGATGCTCCTTCTGCATATTTTTCCAAATTGTTAATTGATGTTCTTGCTGCAATATCGTTCGGATCCAATAGCTGAAATTTGTTATAACTGTCTCTGTATATGTTGTTTGATTGTTTTACATCCTCGGTTAGCAGGGAGGTTTTAATAATGTCTTCAATAAAAGTTTTAACTTTTTTAGGAGTGGTTGACCTTACAAGTTCAATTCCTGTGTATTTAAACTTATTAACAGAAACCCCTTCTTCGTCTAATACATGCAATATATATCTTTTCTTCTGTAAAAAAATACCGACATCAGAAATAACCTCTCTCTTGAACACATACCTTGGATCAGTTGAAAACAATTCTTTTCTAGCCCAATTCAAAATTTCTTCATTAACATGCTTGTCTAACTCGTCCACAATTTGATGAACTTTTGGATTAAGTTGGTCTCCTTCTACAAGCGGAATGTCGAGAGCAGCTAGCACAGGAGCTATTGACACATACAAACTATCAGTATCTCCGTATTTTGTAATCGATTTTTCAACTCCGTACTTGTTTTTTACAAAATTATCCAAAATGTAACCCCCAGCTTTTGACACGTTTTGTCCAGTTATTGTAATAGACATCGCATGATCAATATCCATTAACGAAGAGTGTTTGTTTGCAAAAGTTCCGTAAATTGAATTGAGTAAGATTTTTAATGTATATTGAAGTGTGTTATAATAAGTTAGCTTAAGATCGGTTTGTTTGTCTTTTTTGCCTGTTTTTTTAAGTTTTAAAAGTTCGTTTTTTGTATCCACGCGCTCTTTGTAAATTTCGTCAATCAAATTTGGAATAACTCCTTTGGATTTTTGAGAATACAACACCCCAGCTTTTGATAGGGATACGTTTTCTTTTACTAAAAACTCTTTCATTGCTTGAGTATTCAGCGTATGTAATTTGCCGTTAATCAACCTAACAGTAACTTCTGGTGTGACTCCAAATTCTCCAGTAACAATTTTTCCTAGCTTTGTTTCAGGGGAAATGTTGAGAGTAATAATCGTGTTTGGGTACAGAGAATTGACGTCAAAACTCACAATTGCTTTTTGTATTCCCTTTTCCGGATCTCTAACAAATCCTCCTTCGTATGACTCTCTATCCAACTTATCTGGAAAGGTAGGAATAACATAACCTTGTTTATGAGCTTGTATTGCAACAGCACCTGTAACAATTGCTACTTTACCAAGAGCTGCTTCAAAATTTGTGCAACCTTTGTAGGAAAGCATTCTAGCAATTTCCAAAAATTTTAATTTTTCTTCTAACTTAACCAACAAATGAACGTCTTGTATGTTGTAATCCACAAACGTTTTCCAATCAGAGTGAGCAAGCTCCCCAAGACTAACAGCGTTGTATGCAATTTTTCCCTCTCCCAATTCCAACTCTGATATGTAATTTAAGCTAAATGACTCTTTCTCACCCGGAGAAAATGTTTTATACAAAGCCATATAATCGATAAGAGAAATGCCTGATATTGACCATTCTGTCATTTCTCTTCCCATTTCATTAAAAAATTTTCGGCTTCTTATGTTTCCAACTGGAGATAACTGATTAATAAAATCAGCTCCAAACAACTTAATAAATCTGTTAATAATGTAAGGAAAGTCAAACCCGCTACTGTTCCAACCTGATGCAATATCTGGATAATCCGATTTCCAAAAATCTACAAATTGTAAAATAAGATCTTCTTCGGTTTTACAACAATGGTAAATGCATTTGTCTATTGTCGGAGTATATCGCTCTCTCAAACCCCACGTGTGCGTTGCCATTGTGAGAGTATCGTAAATCGTAATCAAGTTGATTGGAACTGCAGCTTTTTCAGGAGTAGGAAAGGCAGAATCAAAAGTAGTGTCTACCTCAATATCAAGTAAAAATATTTTTAAAGGAAACTGAGAAAATTTAGGATCACTATTCTGTTCCTTAAACATCTCAATTAAAAATTGCTGCTCCGGCCCTATATTGTGAAATATACGTTTATTTGCAGTGCTGTCTACAAATTTGCGTCGTTCGATACTATTCCTGAAAACTTTTTTAGTTAAACTCGTTTTAAAAATAGAAGTAGCATCAGTGGATCCTTCTTTCTCTAAAAACAAATATGGTCGAAAGGGAATTTCAGTGTCAATTCGGTCTCCGTTTTCTGTCCATGTACGGAGAAATACAGATTCATTAAAAGGGCTATAAGTCGCAGAACGATACATAATGATATCATCATGTGTTTGATCGTGGACGTCAACTGTTTTTTAAGTATTTTCTTTCAGGAGATCCGTATGGCGTAAAATACACTTCGTGAAATTTCATTAAATTAGGCTCATCATCAAGCCAAAATTTTTCTGAATGTGTTCTTGCTTTTTTACAATGATCTGCATACACGCTTTGGTTCTTTAGTACTGTTTTTAAACAGTCAATAAATTCGTTTCCGTTTTTGTATTTTAAAGAAGCATCTTTGTATGTAACCATGTCCGGACATACGCACGGTAAGCCTAGAGCTCCAGCCTCAATAAGTTTTATGTTTGATTTGCATCTGTTGAACGTGTTGTCTTGTAAAGCAGCAAAAGTTACTTGAGCTCCAGAGTTGGCCATAGCTTGTGGGAAATCAGGAAGAGGTACCCAATGAGTAAATTTCATTTCTCCTCTATCGATATAAGATTTTAATGGCAGAGGAAACGAACCATAAAAGTGCCATTGAAAATCTTTTCTAGTTTTAATAATGTGAGGCACTACCATTTCAAAATCATCTTGTTGGTTAACTCTATTGGCTACGTCAACATGAGTACCTGAAGCAAAAATAGCAACAATTGGTTTCTTTTTATTCTTATCAAATTTTTTAACAAGGTCTCCCAAATTATAATAGCGATCAAACCACCACTTCATCAAGTAATTAGGAACTGTTGTTACATTTTTGAATCCTGTTTTGTTGATCAAATAGTCTCTAAAATAATCGCACGTAACAGTAATTTCATCCATCATGTGCATAATATCCATGATGGAGTTGTATATGTCATCTGATACAAAAGCATCTCTATTACGATTATACAAAGGAATATCTTCTCTAAAAACTACGTCATCTACTTCGTAAATTAACTTGGTCTTAAGTTGAGTAGAAATCTCTTTCAAAAATGTTACAAATTGCTTTTGCTGAGGAGTAGCTTGTCGTTGTACTTTTACTGCTTGCACGGTTTGATAAAACCGTGGATCTAAAATCATTGCTGTGGATTCAACTATTACAGCCTTTTGATGTAAATTTAAAAGCAAGTTTGGAGCCATGCATCTATAATACCCACAACCTCCATAATCAGCTAGATAAGTTAAAGCTCGTTTAAGTCCTTCTCCTGGTATTTCTGGGGGAGGAACATTGCGTTGCGGAGGAATATATGTTTGAGCAGGCAAACCAACGGGGAGTCCGTGTGGTGCCCCATGAACGTTCTGAATCCCCATGCGAATTGGTGTGTACATAATTTGTATTTAAAGTCAAATAAAATAAAATTCTAGCTCAAAACTGTTGTTAGTCCGTTTCTTTTTACTACATGAATAACGTGTTCCGCCTTTGAAAGTACTTCCGGCCCTCGATGAGTAATAATATAGCAAGCCTCGTTGTTTTCTTGAAACCTTTCTCGTAACAACCTCAAGGTTAGTAGTACTCCTCTGTCATCTAAAGACGAGTCCAACAGTTCGTCATAAAACACAGTATTAAAATTTACATCTCCTTGTAGACGTCTAATATCTGCAAATGCGAACAGACAAGCTAAATCAATTCTTTTCCGTTCTCCTCCTGAAAAGTTAAAATAGGATTTAGCTTGAGTATTTTCATCAATGATTTCTTCATCAAAAAATTCATTAAAACAACAAAGACAATTTGCTTCTAATTTTTTTAAATAAAATGCTAAGCGAGAATTTAGTACTTTAAGAATTTTTTTGACAATAAACGATTTAATTCCCTCTTCTGATATAACAAATTTGACAGTTTCGAGTACGTTCAAATTGTTATTCAAACCGTCTACTTTTTGCTGCAACTCAGCAGTTTCAATTTTTAGAGATGCAATTTTTCCTTTAAGATCATTGTTGTGTTCTTTAGATACAATATGCATTTCTTCTTCCACGTCTTTTAAATTTGAAATCAAATGCTTAATACTGAGTTCAAAAGATTTATTATTTGATATGGTCTGATTAATGTTTCGAATGTTTTCGTTGCATATTTTTTGAGTGGATAAATGACTTGAAATGTCGTTATCTGTTTCTTGCAAAGAGTTTTTAAGTTTACAATCCAATTTGCTTAATTTTTCAATAGCTAAATTGTGTTCAGAAATTAATTTAGAGACATGCTCTATATGCTCCTCGGAATATTGTCTTGAACACGTTGGACAAGTATCTTTGTCTGTTTGCAATCTTTTAATTTGCTTGTTTTCAGAACTTATTTCAGCTTGAACCAGACTAATTTTTGATTGAGTATCTAATTTAATTTTATTGAGTTCTGTTAGCTTGCTATCAATTAATTTAAGTTTGTTATCGTCCTCTTGAGTGTGTAAATTTTTAGATACAATTATTTTAGATTTATTTAATTCTATGTCAGCAGTGAGAGTTGCTTTTTTTGCGCTAAGTTTGTTTAATCTTTCAGCTTTAGTATTTTCGTAATTTTCGAACTGAGTTTGATTAAAATTTAACTCGGTTTGATTTTGTTCAAATTTTGCATATGTTAACTCATACTCCTTTTTAATATTGCTGTAATCCTCTCTTGCTTTCAAAACCATTTGAGTGAACACCTCTAGCCCTAACACGCTTTCAATAAATTTACGTTTGTCTGTTTTAGGCAAAGCCATGAATGGCAGAGCGTTGTTAGCAGACATTATTACGGAATTTTGAAATACTGACGCTGGTGTGTGAATTAAATCTTGTATTAATAAGTTGGTTTTAGCAAGTGTTGAACGAGTAATATCTTCTCCGTTTTTAAAAAGAGAACATTTTGTTGGATTAAGCTTTCTGACTATTTTGTAAGAGTCAATAGTATTATTTGAAGTTATGTCAAACAACAACGAAACCTCACAGCGTTTTTTAGTTATACTGTTTTGTACGTGGTCTTTAGAAATTTCTCTAATTGTTGTGCCATACAACGAATAATACAACAGTTCTGTAACTGTTGATTTGCCTGCTCCGTTTTTTGAGTCTTCCTTATCGTGGTTTGTTCCTATAATTGCATTAACCCCTGGTTTTAAATCAATTTTAACCACATTGTCTCCAATTGATAAAAAATTTTTTCCCTCAAGAATCTTAAAGGTTATAAAACGCATTAGCCAATGTTACACTAATAACATTTGTGTTCAACTATTTTTTAATAAATCCCCAGCAGTCTTCTTTTCCACTTGCAAACATTTGGTAATTATGTTGAGTTACAAATTCATTTACGGCATTTATTACGCCTTTCCATCCTGTATTATAATCATGTCCAGCTAAAATTCCTCCTGGTTTTACTTTTGGATACCAAGCTAAAATGTCTGCTTTTACGTTTTCGTAATCATGAGAAGCATCAATAAACACGAAATCTAAACTGTTGTTTTGATATGTATTAACTGCATCTAAAGACGATAAACGTATGGGCTTTATAATATGTTTGACTGAATTTGTATTTGTTAAAAATAAATTATAAAGCCCATCAATTTTTGTTGTAGCGGAATGAAAACAATTAGAATTAGCAGAAATGTGTTCTGTTGAACCTAACCAGGTATCTACGCAATCGAATTTAATATTCTTATTGGAATTGGCAATTTCTACAGCCATAAAAGACGAACTTTTACCTAGCCACGAACCAATTTCTACGAAATGAGAATTGGTTGGAAATTTATTAATAGCTGTTTTGTACATTTCTGGAAAGTTAAACCAGCCCTCAATATTATTGTAAAAATGTTCCATTAACAAGTGTTCTCGTTTAATCATAAACTTTTAATATCTTCATTGTTTTTAAATAGCTGGCACTTTGTAGGATTGAGCTTTCTGACAATTTTATATGTGTCAACCATTTAAATCAGAAGCAAATTTTTCTGAGGAAATTATATTCATCAACTCTTGCTTATTTTTTTCGTAGTAATAATAAGTTTTTGCAAGATCTATAGGAGCAGAGTCATATAATGTTTGAAATGGGGGTTGTTTTTGGATTACTCCACAACCACAGTCAGTATCAACAACGCAAACACTTAATTCTGGATTATTGTACCTCAAATCAATAATTGAACGAAACACTGTTCCGTTCCAACACACTTTAATAAATTCTTCACAGTGGGGAAGACAATCATGAACTACAATTGTTCCGTTTTCATTTAATACTTTCAAAGCATTATGGATGTCCTTCGTGCTCTGTTCTTCAATGTGTAGCCCATCAACAAAAACAATGTCGAATTTTTTTGTATTTTTTGCAAAGAAATCATCTGATGTCATCTCATGCGTGAGTTGGTCGTAACACTTTTGAGGATCGACACACTCTTTGTTATCGATAATAATCTCCTTGAAGCAATCTCCAAACTGTGTACCTATTTCTAGGTAGCTTTTATAGTTGTGTTTTTTGATTAAAGAATTAATGATGTCGAAACGTTTCATGGTGTTTTAATTTTGTTGATAAAATATTTAGCTAAAGCTTCTGTTGTGTTGTTAGTTAAAAAATGACTTTCAAACTTATCTATAAACTTATTGTAAAGGTCATCATTTTTCAAGTGCTGCGAATTAGAGTTTATTTCATTGCACAAAGATTTAGGAAAATGTGTCATTGTATTAACAGGACATTTTTCGACATCTAAAAAATAAGGAATGCATCCATTGGCTAAAATTTCGTAATGTCTCATACAATCCCATCCTGCTTTTTTAAGTGTGACTCCAAAACGCGCTTGATTGTAATCTGCATAATAATCTTTTTCGTTATTGTAAATATACGTATTTCTGTTTAACGGTGTAATAAATGAAAAAACTTTTGTTTTATTTTTGTTAAAGTTAACTTTTGGAGTCGGAAAAGCAAACGATATCGGAAACAATCGATTATGCTCAAAAGTAAGTTCTCTTTTAAAATAAAGAATACCTAGATCAAAATTTTTATGAATGTTGGTTTCGTCCTCTCCGTCTACAGCAATTACTTGATTTTTAGGATAATATTGTAGTATCTTTTGAAGATAGTCATCACATCTCCAAATAGAACCGTAAACAATAAAATCAAAATATCTGTTTTTTATCTTTGATGTTATATCAGTTCTATCTACTTCTAAATCAGGCAAAACTCTTGTAACAGTCATTCCTTTACCGTATAGCGTTTTTGCTATAGCTTCATCACAAGTGACATAGTTGTGTTCTTGTTTGTTATAGTCCACAACATCAGCCCCAAACATCTCTTTGAGCCCAATAAGCAAGCAATCGTTTTGGTAGTCTACATGATCTCCTTTTGTGAGGTATAATATTTTCATAAAAGTTGTAAAAGTTTATTAATTCTGTTTAAAGTTGTGTGTTTTGACGAAACCGTATTAAATCCACGTTGTGCTATCTTTAATCTTTCTTGATGATTAGCAGAATAATATTGAACCTTTTCTACACAATCTTCAAAAGAATCAAAATATACTATATCCTCATTTTCTTTGAATATTAAATCAATTCTTGTGTTTGGATCTGGGCGGTCGGTCACAATCATTCTGTTGGCCATCATGCCTTCAAATATTCGTCTCGAAATTTCTCTGTACTTGCTGTTTTGTATAACAACGTTTCCTTTCATTAAATGACGGGAGTGGTCTTCTCCCTGCAAGAAATCCACTCGAGCTTCAAACTTGTCGCCAAGAGTTTGTTTCAATTGTTTAAAAAATGGCTCTTCGATTGAACGAGTAGTCACGGCATCGAATAGAGGTTCTTGTGTAATTTTAAATTGATCTGGATCAGCAAAATATGGACACCATACAGCATTAATATTTTCAGCATTGTATCTTTCAACGCAGCGAATATCAGGTGACAAAATTACATCAAACTCTCCGTGTTTAATTTTTGAAAAATTTAACGAAAAATTTTGAGGATCGTCTCCAGACTCAACAATCCATTTGGCTGAAGGTATAAACCTTTTTCTTAGATAAGATGACGTGAACAAACCAAAATCTAAATGGAACACTATATCCGGCACAAACTGACCGCTATTATAATCTGCTATTAGCTTTAATAAAGAGGAGTCGTCAAATTTATCATGTACTAAAGTATTGTAAAAAACAACCTCATGTCCTAATTTCTTAAACCAATTAAAAAAACTAATAGGTATGTTCCAAACATCAGTGCTAGACGTTGGGCCTAAAATTGCTACCTTTTTCATTTGAAAAAGATTTGTTCAAATTTTTTCATTACTTGTTTTGGTGAAAATTGATCTACGAGTTCTTTGTAGATACCTTTTGGGTGTGTTGGTTTTTTTAGCACCGCCAATATATCATAAAGATCTTGTTGATTTTCATACCAAATTCCTTGTTTGTTTAATAATGAAATGTGGTGTTTATCAAGTCCGTTTTTCCAGCTTATTACGGGCTTGTCATTGAAAAGAAATTCGCAAATTGCTAGTCCAAAACTTTCTCCGTGTTGTCTAGCGTGAATCATGTAGTCACACGTATTAATAAAATCTGCTTTGTTTTGTAGGTTATATGTTCCTTCAACATAAACAACATTTTGGTTTGAAGAAATAAAAGGTCTTGTATTCATGAAAAGAAAAGTAATATCATTTCTTTGTTTTAAAACTTCTTCGATTGCTTTGTAAACAAACGGTAAATCAAAGTCATTAAAACCCCCATAACGTCCAATAACAATATTGTTTTCGGGAATATTAAGTTTTTCTTTATAATTCTTTTTTGGTTCCGGCAAACAAACAATGTGTGGAACATATTGCTCTTCCATTCCCATCTGTTCTGCTAACCATTTCGAAACATAAGCATAAGAGTCCCCATGGACGTCTTTATTTTGAAAGACTGCGTGGATCGCATTCTTTGCACCAGAAATTACTTTTCCGTCGTTATCTCCAGCTTTAATGTAGTACACATATTCAATGCCTTTGTCTTTGACAAACTGTTCGCACTCCTCAAACTTTTCGTATAAAAACACCTCAAACTTGTTTTGAAATTTTTTGAGTGTTGTTAGTTCAGCGTTTGCATTTGATATAATATACGATTTATTACCCAATATTTCTTCGTTATAAAAAGCATAATCATATAAAGCAACTTCTGTGCCTCTAATGCCTAATTGATTAGAATGGAATCCTACAGTTTTCATTTGTATTGTTTAAAGTGCTTGTATCCTCCTGATTTATATGGCTCGTTGTTCCACTTTGAGGCAAGTAAGTCGCCTTGCTCATTCATGTTTTTAGGAGTATATTTTAACCGATCTTCTGCGTATTTGTTGGAATGACCCGATTGGTGTTTAACTCGAGCTCCTGTATGAACTCCGTGTAAAAGTCCGCAACGTTCTAATGACATTGCGTAGTCATTATCTTGATAAAAGAAGTAAAATTTTTCGTCTAAATAGCCAATTCTTTCAAATACTGAACGGCGACACGCAAATATGCATCCAAACATATGTAATGAAACTTCGTAACCGTGATACAATTTACTTTCTGAAGGAAGATACATAGAAGTGTGTCTGTGCCACTCTCTGTCAATTGGTGAAATTGAATGTATTTCTTGATTGGTTTGAAATTCTTTTAATAGAGTTTGCAAACAATTTGGCTGAATTAACAAATCGTTATTCGGTCCGATGATATACTGAGCTGTGCACTCAGATAAAGCTATATTGTAAAACTTATTGTAATTAAATTGTTCGTTAGGCTTAATAAGTTTTACCTTTTCTTGTTTGTAATCCCGATCGAAGTTAGGATTTGTCTCAACAATGTAAATTTTATTCACTAAATCATCAGCCGTATCAATATACGAATCTACGCAAGACTTAGTTGTTTGAAACGTTTGTTCGTCCACAGCAAGGGACAAAATTATTACATCAAATTTATTATTGACAATTGACATATAGGTAATTTTCTATTTGTTTAATGACATCATACTGATGAAGAACGTAAGGAATATCATCGTTAATTGATATTTGTTCTGCTATGTTAACTCTCGAGTTGGCTAAATGAGCTAAATTTGCTACTTCATTATTTTTTAAAATGTTATATCTTGGTGAATCAAAGTAGACGACTTTGTTGAGGGATGCTTGATCAATGTTTTGGTAGTTCCCGATCCGTGAAATAATTTGAGTCATATCATTGCACATTTCTTTTAATAATTCAACGCAACTTTCTCTTCTTCCAAAGATTGTTCCTCCATTTAAAATTTGATAACGCTTGAGTAAATTAAAAATATCTTGGTTGTAGCATAACTTAACCCAAGTTGTATTTGTTTCACAATTACCAATATATTCATTTTCTGCAGTTACATAAGGCTTAGAATTGACAACCAACTCAAAAGGATTTTTCTGAAAGTACAAATCAGTAAAGTCGCACAAATACACATTTGATGCTGTACAAAAGTGTTTGGTATACAAATAAAAATAAATCACCTTTAAAGTATAAGGTGAAATAGAATTTTGGATCTTGTATTTTTCGCTCAGTTCTTTAGAATCGATTAAATTAACGTGGTTGTCTTTTAAAAATTCAGTCAATTCTTTTGTAAGACCAGAA